GGCTTCGATTGAGTGCTAAAAACCGATGCCGTTGGGCTGATCGAGGGCTTGTTTGTCATCGTGTTTGTTTTTTTCTTGGGGGGGCGGTTGCTGGTGTTTGTTTGTGCTCGTGCTGCGCCCAGTCGTCCGCCGTGTGACTTGTTGCATTTGTTGTGTGCGATGCCTGCGCCGTCCAGTCCGGGGGTGGCTTCGCCGGTTTCGATCAGTGGTGGTTCGTGGTCGGCGGTGGGTCCCCAGATGTGGGAGGGGGGGAGGGTCATATCCACGGGGTACCCACATCGAATGCACGTTGGTTCGCAATGCTTGAGCACCTGGCGTACCCATGCGGCGTAGCCGGGTGTCTTGCGTGGGTTGGTTGTCATGGTTTTTCTCCCGGTCAGGGGGGGCCTTGCCAGCTGCGCCGTTGGCTGGCTGCGGCCCCCGATAGTGGTGGGCCTACCGGATCCCTCCACAACTTATCCACTGGTGTGGATAGGTGTGCTGCATCTTCACCGCAGGTTCCCGCGCCATTCGGGCATGGCTCGACCGCCCCACGACGGGAGTTTGACCACGGGGGTTAGCCGGGCGCCCGTGCGAACGGGTCATCGCTGACCAGGTGGGCCGCCTGGTCGCTCGCCTTACTGCGTTCCAAATGCACCGCGAGTGCTCGAGCGACACTCTCGGAGTCCTGCGCTGCCTTCAACGTGTCAATCACCGCACGGGCCTGAGCGTCGTTGATCGTCGCCGCTGACTGCACGGGTGGCAACTCTGCCAGTTTCAGGGCTGCGTTGACCAGTGCGAGCACTTCGGCCGGCTCGGTCGTGTTCATTTTCCGTGCCAGGTTCATGATGAACTGGATCTGTTTGCCGGTCGCTCGTCGGCTCGTCTCGGCCGCTGCGGGCCTGGTCTGCCACGCATCCGGGTCGCTGGCGTTGGGTGTGTGCCGTTCGATCCGTCGGCCTTCGGCGGCCCTGATTTCCTGCCCGGTGGCAATCCCTCGATGCACAGCGATGCCGAGGGCGGCCAGTGCTCGACCCCAGGCACTGGTTTCGCCGACCATCAGCTCTGACCCTTTGGTGTAGGGGGTGCGTCCTGGGACTGGTTCCCAAGCGTGCCCGATGCCGGGTTTGGTGTCGTCGGGATCCCGGTAGGCGTAGGCCTTGACCACTAGCCACCGTTCGCCGTCCCGGTCGCACCAGTCGTATTCCGACTGCAGGCTGCCCGACGGGTACCGCTCAGTGAACTGCTGAATGCGGTCGTGTACCTCGACGTAGTCTGAGCGGTCAGCCATGCCACGCATCCCGCCATTGGTGCGTCGGGTGTGGGCAGTGCGCTACCTCATCCTCTAGCAGGCACGCAACGTTCCGGGCCTGCTCCAGGAGTCGCTCGAGTTCCAGGATGCGTCGATTGTCTTCCCATGCGCGCTGGCGTGCCCGGCCGATCGCCTGGGCGATGAACCGGGCAGCCTGGCGCATTTCAGGCTCGCCGATTTCCTTGGCTAGTGATTCCGGCACGCCTGCTCATATCTCCAGCCACCACATAGCGGGCAGCGGTCGATCTTGTCTTCCATGTATCCTCCCTGGGGTCGGGTGGGCTAATCCTTGGGGGCCTGCCCGACGTTTGTTTTCCGGTGTTCCTGCCAGGCCTCGTCGATGGCCTGGACGTCGTTGATGGTGAGTTTGTTTGCCAGCAGTGAAGCGACGTACCAACCGCCATACTCCTGCAGCGCCAATCGCCTCAGGCTGACCCTGGGCGCCGTAATGATCTCTCGTGCCGACTCGGAGAGTTTACGCTCGATCAACGCGAACACGTCCAGGTCAGCCGTTGTCTTCTTTGCGGCTGCTTTTTTCGCCGGTCTGGTCATGGCTGGCCTTCCTTGATAGCAGCAATCGCCTGGTCGCACTTATTCCGCTCGTCCTGGCGAACCTTGGTTATCGTCGCGCAGTGGCAAGTGCCGGCGATGACCGTCAGGCCCGGCCGGGACAGTTCCCGCACTGGTTGCGGGCATAAGGGATCGTGCGTCATGGCACCAGCCGGTTGCACTTGGACCCTGACAGGTACCAGTGGCGCCAGCCCGTCGGGCGTTCGGTGACCACGCCAACGAACGCCGCGTCTTGTGCCCAGGCTGGCCATCGGTAGATCGGTGTGGCGTCCAGTTTCTTGACCCAACCGGCGCGCTGTTTCCACGTCAGTCCGACCTTGCGCAGCTGGCGGGACACGACCCACTCGACCCCGCCGTTGACGCGCCAGGCCTGGTCAAGCAGCTGCCACCTGCCCTGGGCGCTCGAGCGAGGATTACGAGCCCGGTAGTTGTGGTTCGACTCCCGCCGGGACACACATTCTGCGAACGGCCTCCACGGCACTGGGATGACGGCGGCCGCCTGGACGGCGGGACCGCTGACCAGGACACTGGCCAGCACTGCATCAATTAACATCGGGAACCTCCCTTTGCTGCACCACGGTAACTGTGGAACTGACACGCCGGACGGCCAGCAGTTCGACCGATGCCCGGTCGTACCGGTGGTGCCCGGACGGCAGTTCTATGCCGGTAATGAGGCCTTTTTCCAGCAATCGAACGAGACTGGCCGGACGCAAACCGAGCATCCGGCCAGCCTCGGCTGGTCCGATCAGGTCAGGCACTGGGCTGCCACGCCGGCGCCGGTGCGACAACCGCGAAATCCTCGCCGTGCCACTCGAGCATCACATGCGGGTATCCGTGTGCGTCCAGGTATTTCCGCAGCTGCGTAAACGTGCTGAAGTCCCTGTACTGGCCACATGCCCCGTTGTCGCCGATCCACGCAAAGTCGATCATTGCCGGGTCGAGCTTGAGGCTGCCCATACCGATGACGTTTTTCATTTCTGCTCCCTTGGGGTAGAGCTGCTGGCCCCGTGCCAGCGATATCGACTGTACCAGACTAATCGCTGATTTGGAAGATATGCGCGTGCACACTGGGCGTGGCTGGCCTCGTCGGCGTCGTGCCAGCGGCCGCGTAAGTCAGGCTTATATCGGCATCGGGACTGGACCAGGCCACTTGCAGATATTGGCCGGCCGTGACGGTCTCAACCCATTGCAGAATCACGAGTTCGTGTGCGTTGTTGCCGTCCAGGGCCTGGCGCATCGTGCTGTTCGCCACGTCGGCAGCGTCCTTGCGCAACCAGAAGTAGGCATCGTCCGAGCCGGAATCGGTCTTGGTCAGGTTGACGACAAGGTTGAGGCAGTACGTGCCGGCGTTAGCCAGGTTGATCCGGTTGCTATTGGTTAGAGTGACGCCGGTTCCTTCCTCAAGGGTGGTAAACGTGACCAGGTTGATCGCTGACGCCACTGGGTTTGTTTGCGATGCCGTGCTGATCAGCTGCCCGTAATACCTGGGGTTGGGGACTGTTGGCTGGTTGGTGCGTACCGTCGTGGTCGGCCCTGTCACCGTTACGGTGGTTTCACCGGGCGGGGTGACGGTGATGATCGTGTCGGTCATGGCCGAGTCACCGCTGCGATCACAGCGAACTTCCCTTCGACCAGCCGAGTCCAAGTGCCAGATCCGTCGTCGAGCCGCAGGTCATACACGAACCAGCCCGGATCCACCAGCAGCGTGTCGTCGGCGTCGAAGTCCAGGTCGATCGTGCCGGCCGCGCCTCCCAGTGTGATGCCACCGGCCCCGCCGACGAGGTTGTCTAGTTCGATCAGGACTTCGGTGTCCTCGGCCGTGCGGCGAACCTCTAGAAACGCTTCATATCCGGTTAGGTCGACTGGGGCGGCCGGGTTGCCGTCCTCCCACAGCAGCTCGTAATGCCAGGTGACGCCTTGCCACATTTTCAGGTCCAGGACACCGGGGTTGATCATTTGGCACGCTCCAGCAGGATCGGGATCGGGAACAGCAGTGCATCGTGTTCGGCGGCCGACGTAAACGACACATGGATGTGTGCCCAATGACCGTAGCCTTTGCCGCGCCACGTCCAGAACTGGTCCTTGTATGTGCCGGAGCAGATGCGGTCCTGGTACACGATGTATTTGAGTCGCTGGCTGCCGGGTCGCTGCCGCATGGCGTAGATGCGCAGCTCGTCGGCCAACTGGAACGCCAACTCTCGACCCCGTACGGGCTGCTTGGGACCGAGTAGGTCAGCGTCGATGTCGAGGGCATGGACGTAGCCGTTGCGGTCAGGGTTGTGGTCGGATTGGCGGGCCTGGTGCGCTTTGTCACCGATCCAGCCGTCCGATGCCTTATCCCTGGTCGGAAACGCCTGGTTCACTTGCCGGCGCAACGTGACGCCAGCTGCGACGAGTCGGGGCCTGGGCGGTGGCATTAGTTCTCCCCCTCGATCTCGAACTCTGGTCGGTTGGCCTGGTCCTGGTAGTGCGGCTGGCTGCCCTTGCCGTACCTGGGGTCGTCGGGGTTCAGCCAGTTGATCGCGACAGGGATGACGGCCGCGCCGATCGCGACCATGAGCGGGGACACGTCAGCGGCCATCAGCCACGACAGCAGGCCACCGAGCGCAGCGCCGGTCAGGATCTTCAGCAGGCTGGCGTACGGCGATTGAGCGAGCCACTTCATGGCCGGTCCATGTGCCACTTGATGTGGCCTTCCACCTTTTGTTCCACCTGCTCCACCTTGCGCTCGATCCGGTCCAACGCATCCCTAGCCGACTGGCCACCGTTCGGCTTCAACTCCTGCAACACTTTGCCGATCCGGGAGTCAATCAGGAAGAACAGCGCCGTCACGATGACGGCAGCGATGCTCAAGTACGTCAGGATTTGCTCGGGATTCACGCTGCCGGCTCCGGTGGTGGGATGAACTGATCGAGGTCGGGGTCATAGGACCAGCCCATGCCCGGATATGCGCCGCGAAAGTTTGCGTTGTAACTGCATTGCAGCCACGTACCGGGGAGAGCGAGACAGTGAGGATGCGGCCCGTTGATGAACGCCTGGCCGATGGGTTCCGATGCCGGGAAGTCACCACCGCCACAGTCATCGTTACCAATGACGATGATCTCGCGCACGATGTTGCTGCTGTCGATCTGTGCAAAGTGAGCCATCAGACTGCCACCCTCACTATGACGATACCTGAGCCACCAGCGCCCGATGAAGTGACGCCGGAACCGCCGCCGCCGCCAGTGTTGACCGAACCTGCTACGCCCGCTCCTGACGAACCGTTGCCTCCACCGCCGGAGCCACCACTGCCACCGCTGCTTGAACCAGCCCCACCGCCGCCGCCACCCAATGCGTAGGTGCCAGCGACATACGCCCCGCTCGGTGTTGTTCCGGCAATCGCGGTAGTCGTTCCGGCTCCACCAGCCGCGCCAACTCCGTTGGTTGCGACGTTAGCGCCGACAGCGCCTGCGCCGCCACCGCCACCTGTGGAGTACGGTGTGGTCGGACTAGACCCACCCGTTCCGCCAGCGTTGCCGATCCCAGCGGTTCCTGACTGGCCGGTATAGCCGCCGTACGATCCACCAGCACCGGAACCACCGTAGTTATCTGCGACGTTTACACGGTCCTTGCCAGTGCCGCCACCAACCGAGTAATAGGAATCAAGTCTGGATGCTTGCCCTGCTCCTCCGGCACCGGCAGATCCACTACTTCCGCCAGCGCCGATGGTCACAGTCAGCGTGCCAGCGGGCAGGTAAGCGTTAGTGACGATGAGAACTCCACCAGCGCCACCGCCACCGGCGTTATTACCGCCGCCCCCTCCTCCTGCACATACCACGATGTCTGCCAAGCCGGCCGTGGTGATTGTCAGCGTCCCGGATGCGGTGAATGTCTTGTATTTGTAGCCGGTGTAGGTGCCGGTCGCCGCATCCGAGAAATTAGCTTTTGGGATACCACCGCCCTTGGAAATTACCCAGGTATTTGTGTCCAGTTTCAATGCGTTGGCGGAGTCGTTTTGCGCCAGCGTCAGCGATGCGCCGTTGACGGTCACTCCACTGGCACCGGCCAGTGTCACGGTGCCGGCTCCTTTGTTTGTGAAGCCGATAACCACGCCAGTTGGAAACGCCACAGATGCGTTCGTCGGGATCGTCACGGCCACAGCTGCGGCGTTGTCGAGCGTGACGATCTTTCCGCCGTCCGTCAATACCAGGGTGTAGCTCGTGCCCGTCTGGTTGTTCAGTCCGTTGCCTTTAAGGCTGATGTCGTCGATGCGGTTGGCGACCGAGAGGCTGGAGCCGGGCCAGTTCGAGACCAAGTCCGACGACTGCACATATTCGGTGCCGTACGTAGTGGTTGCCATGCTGCTCCTAGTCCAGGTCGCTCGGTTGGATTATGTCGCCCCACGTCTTCAATACGGGTACGCCACCCCATGTCGCTGCTGCGGGCGCCTCGCCCCATTGCACGGTCGCATACGAATATCTGGGGTCGGACAGGGCCAGGCTCAGGCTGACCCGATCTGGCGTGTGCAGCTCGCCCCAGCCCTCCACCACGCCCAGGAATTCGGTGAAGGGTGCTGGTTGCGGGAGGTTCTGCACCAGGACTCGAGCACCGGCTTTTAGGCCCAACACGGCGCCACGCTCAGCCGAAGTCAGTTCATCCAGCAGTACCTCAACATGCCCTATTTGATACCTCGATGCGGCTTGCGCGGTGATGATGTTGGCGGCCCGTTCGGTGGCGTCCGTAGCCTGATCCAGGGTCGTTTTTAGTTCGATGGCGTTTTGCCCGTGTGCCTCGATGCTTGCGGCGTCAGTCTGATTGACCGACGCTTGTGGATCGGCGGTGCCGTACGTCACGGTGACGTCGTTGATGATGGTGGATCCGGTCATGGTCCATTCCGGTGACCAGACGACGGCCGCCGAGTTCAGCGTGACGAGGCTTGGCGCGATGCCTTGATCCCAGTTACCAACGGCGTTGGCCCAGGATGTTGCACCGAACTCGGCCCATGTTTCTGTGGCGTAGGTCGTGCCGCGCCTGGTGTAGGACTCGAACCAGATCCGGCCGTCCGGCGTGTCGTAGATCGTTGCGCCGGTCCATTCGCAGATCTCGTCGATGAAAGCTCGTACTTCTCCGGGGCCTGGCGTGTATGCCGTCAAGTTCAATGCCGGATCGGCTTCGGCGACGTACGCCAAGCCGGTTCCCGTGAGGATTGCGTCGACACGGTCTTGGACGCTTTCCGCCGACCAGGACCCGGCATCAACGTATTTGCCGAGTAGTCGCAGGTTGCCCATGGCGATGATGGAAACGCCCGTGATCGGGGTACCGTCCAGGTTGTATCCGTGCTGCACCGTTATGTCAGTGATCTGACCAGTGAAACGGGTAGTCGAGTATGACTGCACTACCACGGTTTCGTTGACATCGAAGTTGATTGCGGCAGCTCCATCAACGTAAATCAGCATTTCGCAGCTCGAGGAATCCGGCGAATCGTCGATCCGATCCCGCCCGTGATAGATCGCCACGGAGTAGTCGATGTCGGCTAGCGGGATCGTGGTCCCGCCGATCACCACGGACGTGATACTCATCCCAGCAACCTGACCTTGCCGGACGTGCGTAGGGCCTGGCTGGCGGTGGCTTTGGCCAGCCCGCTGACTGGGGCCACGACGGTTGGTGTGCGTGTGGATGACACGGGCGCCGGGCCGAGGGTCGTGGGTTGGTATCCGACTCCGCCACGGCTTGGCACGTTGGGTGTGCGCTCCGGTGCGCCTTCAGCGATTGGGCTTTGGCCCATCAGGCGATTGAGTTCGCGCAGCGCGTCGGACAGAATTCTGATTGGTCCCGTTGTGAGCGCATTCAGGACGGTGCCCAATCCCGGGATGGAGTCTTTCCAATTGTTGAACGCATCCATGACAGTCTTGGTGTTGTCGGCGATGACCGCCAGGTCGCTCAGCAGTGTGCCCAGCCATTCGCCCATGCTTTTGAACGTGGGTTCCATATCGCGCATTGTTTGGCCGAACGAGTCTTCGCCGTTGAGTTTGTCCATGCCGCCCTGAACAGCTTCAAGGAAGCCCGTGCCGAACGCCTCTTGCAACTCGCCCATGCCGAGTTTCATTCGGTCGATCTTGCCCTTGAATGTTTCGGCTTGTTCCGCTGCTGTGCCGCCAAATAGTTTCTGAAGCGCGTTTGTGGCGTCGTATACGTCACCTGATTTGATCGCGGTCTTGTCCAGTTCGGGAACAAGTTTCAGCAGCGAGTCATAGTTTCCGCCATACGCTTTGGCCAGCGCTTTGACGATCGGTTCCAGCGGTTCACCCTTGGCTTTAGCTGTCTCCAAAGCGGCATTCATCAGGATTTGTGCGTCTTTGAACTCGCCAGTTTTGCCGACCAGCAGCGCCAGTGCAGGGTATGTCTCGTCTTCGCTGACTCCGGCAGTGTCTTGGAGTGCGCGTAGGTAATCCTGTGCTTTTTGCAGATCTTGGCTGGCGCCGACAGCCGCAAACGACTTTTCCAGTTTCAGGTTGGCTTGCTCCTGGTCCGCGGCCGCCTGAATCCCGTCCACGGCGAACTTTGCGGCCAGGGCCCCGGCAGCTGCACCGGCCGCCAACATCGCCGGACCGAGTACGTTCTTCATCGAGCCGGCCAGGCCACCTATCGACCCGTCGAAGCCCCTCATGCGCCGTTCGGCGTCGTCCAACCCGTCGCGGAATTTCTTGGTGTCAGCGGCGATGAATACCTGGAGAGTCCGGCCGGCCATCAGCCGATCCCCGTCCGGTCACTGTTGAAACGGTCACAGATCGTGTCGATGGCTTTGGCCCATTCCTGGATCGCCCCCGGCACATACGACCGGGCGAAACGCATCCAGTTGCGGCCGTTGCCGAACGCCGCCTGGGCGCCCTCGGATCCGGGCCCGCCTCGAGATAAGCCCTTGTCGGAGACGTAGCGGACAGTGTTTGGTGTGGCGCCGTTGCCGTACTTCGGGCGCTGCGCACCGATGGTGATCGAGGGCAGCCGATCCCGTTTCGCTTTGATCGTCGTTGAGATCTTCGCGCCCCACGGTCCAGCGTTGTCGGCGGCCGCTTTCCACGCCGGCACCATGTGCTGATCGGCGATCCGCTGCGATGCCAGCCGCAGTTCCGCGCTGGCCTCTTTGGGCAGTGCGCGTAGATCCCGCAACAGCTCGTTCAGGCCCTCAACTTCTACGTCAAATGACTTGCTAGACCTGGCCATTGGCCTCCCTCAGCAATCCGTAGAAGTCGTCGATGTTCATATCTCGTATGCGGTCCGGATGGCACCGGAGCAGGACCGCGAGCCGGTATACGGCCGTGCCTACTCCGGCCAGGTAGGGTCCGGCGGTTTGCGTGAATCCAGGACCATCAGGCAAACCAGGTCAGCCCACTTGCGTACTTCGTCGAGGCTTGCCTTTTCGTTGTGGAGCGCGTAGTACGCCAGGCACATTGCCGATGTTGCCTCGGTCGGTTTCTTGTCCTCGCTAATCGTTTGCTGCATGCGCTCCAGGCCTGCGACGCTGGTGAGTCGCAAAACCTGGGTGTGCCCGTCAACGCTGGCCAAGAGCTCGGGCATCATGGCGCGTCAGCGAACGTCAAGGCCCCTTCGAGAGTCGCGGAGCAGGTAGCGATCCCATCAGCCGTGAACTCGGTGGAGACGCTGCTGACGGACATGTTGCCGGTCCACTTTGCGTCACCACCGACCAGGCTGATGGCGTTGGCGGTGCCGGATCCCTGCGCCGTGTTGAGCGCACCGACCAGGCCCGTTTCCTCGTCGTACAGAAATGACACCTCGAGGGTGCAGTTGTCGTCCGTGTTCTTGTACGCCTGGTCGGTGAGGGTCTTGATCCGGGTCACGGAGGTTTCCCGCGTGACGGTGCCGCCGGTGACCTGAGCGGAGTACGCCACGGCGTTATAGGTGAACGTGAACTGGCTGCCGGTGATGGCGGTCGCTGGCATTGCTGTTACTCCTTCATGCTGACTTGGATGGACATTTCAACGGCCAGGATGCCGCCTTGACTGCCGATATCGACCACGGTAGGCGGCCCTACGTACGTGACCCGGAAAGCACTGGGCAGGGCCTCGAGGACTTCCTCGGCCAGGTCCTCGGCCTGCAGCTGCGCGCCGGTGTTGCTGCGCCCGTCAAGCAGCAGCAGCAGGCGATGCCGGACAACGTAGTTCAGCCGGGAACCGATCCGCTCGATGTCGAGCCACGGCAGATCCGGCATCACCACCACCATGCCGGGCTTCGGCACGGTTGGTGGTGCCGCGTAGTTGTCGATCCCGGCGGCCGTCAACGCTGATTGGACCAGCTGCCGGGCCTCGGTGGAAAGGGCAGTCATCCGACCATCCCCCGAGGATCGAGATATGGCCCCAGCAGCGCCATGACGCGCCGCGTCATGGCCGACGACAGACGGTATGGCCCTGGGGTGAAGTCGTTGGCGATTGATTCGCCACCGGCGCTGTATCTGGCTTGGAAGATTTCGGTGGCCACATGCAACGCGGCTTCCTTTGCCGGCATCGGCTCGTTCGCGTAGGCCAGTGGGGTCAGGAGTCGACCAACGATCTCGTCAGCGGTGCCGGCGACCTGATCGAACGGGTCGGCGGCGTAGGTCAGGCCAAGGTTTGTGGCCAGTTCCTGTCCGGTGACAAGCATGGTTGGTCGACTCCTGACCGCTTAGGCCTGATTGTAGATCTTGACGATCCCGGCACTGATGTACGGGATCATCACGGCGTACCCGTAGATCGCGACCTCACGACCCAGGTTGGCGGCGACGTCGGCCGACGCGAACCGGGGTCCGTCCTCGAGCCACCCGGCAGCAGCGCGGTTGGTCACGATGGCGTCCTCCGTCTCGTCGGTGGCGAACTCACGCGCCAGGACGATGGGCAGGCCAGCGACGGACAGGTTGAGGGTCCGTGCGTTGAACGTGCCCGCAACGTTGCTGACGGGGTACGAGTCCGGCATGAAGCTGGTCCAGCCGCCGATTTTCTTGTACACGGCGCTGTTGACGTACACGACCTCGGCTGGCTGCCCGGTGGCCGACTGCACGTCAACGGCAGCGGCTTCCCGGAACGTGGCACCAGTGGTGTCAGCCGAGAAGTCGTAGTCCATGCCGTTGGTTCCGTTGGCCCACAACCCAGCCTGGAACGCGTAATCGGTTTCGGTGCCCCACGCACCAACCATGATCCGCTGGTGTGCGGTGACATACGACGGGTCGGTGCGCTCGATGACCTGGAACGTCAGCCGGTTACCGGCCGCGTAGGTCAGCAGCGTGGCGGTGCCCTTCTTGATGTCGATGTCCACCGAGTTGATCTCGGTGTTCTCGCTGGCCTGCGTCGACACGATCGCGGACAGGTCACCGTCGAA